GTCAACAGGTTAGACATGATGATGTCTTCCGAAAGGGTATTCCTACTACATTAAATGATCGTGATTGTCGAAGTCTTATGGCAGAGATTGCATCGGCACTACCTAGTAATTTTAAATGAAAGACTTTAGAGATATTAAAAAAGTAGCAGACCAGCAACGCTTTCGTCTTAAGGAAGTTTATCAACCAGGAGATCTAGTGTTTAACACTAATACTGGGGACAAGGGAGTGGTACATAGATCTGGGGTGAACTATGTTATTGCTGTCACTGAAGAGGGTAAAATGTTTCGTGCTTGGGTAAAAGATATACGTGAAGTACAAGAGACTATAAATAAAGAAAGGAAAAGTAGTATCTTTACAAATAATGGAAAGGCAGAAAACAACGACTGACATTAAGCATAACGATGATTTCTCGGAAGCACTGATTGAATCCTATGGTCGCTGGATGGACGGCGGCGGATTTGGATGGCATCTTCATGAAAAAGAAGAGGTTGTTGAAGCAATCCCTGCTCCCGTGAAAAAAGAACTAGCAACACCCGAACGTGCTGGTGGTGCTGATGCTTCCACATCAATTCCTGATCTTTCTGGTAAGGAAGAGAAGAGTGATGAAGGTGGTAAAGATATTAAGGCAGCAGCTGGTGCTCCTGACCCTGCTGCTAATCTTCGTACAGGTCAAGGTATGAAGTATTCCATTGGAGCAGAAATTAAAGATATTACGAAGGTAGTTGCTAAAGAATCTTGGGACTCATGCCCTAAGTGTGGTGGTAAAGGATGTTCTAAGTGCCAGGAGGAAGATACGAATGATGTGAAGAAAGAATCTTACACCTTTGAACTCAATGGTGTTGAGTATGTTTTTGAAGCAGAGAAAAAGAAACTTGATCCCGTAGGTAAGGCATCTGCCGACATCGACAACGATGGTGATGTAGATAAGTCTGATAAGTATCTACATGCCCGTCGAAAGAAGATCACTAAGATTATCGGTACTAAGAAGAAGATGAAGGAGGAAACCGAAAAAAAGTGAAGACGGCACACGTTGAAGTGATGCCTGACATCGAAGACGGTGCCGAGATGAACAAAACGGAAAAGAAAAAACATAAGAAGTACGTTTTGAAAACAGCAGCAAAGCATAGTATGGATAAATAGTTCATGCACTATGCTATGAACTCATGCTATCTTTCCTACTCCCACTAGCATCAAAAATTGTGAATGATGCCGTTGCTAAGATCCCCGAGAATGAGGAACTTGGTGAAAAACTAGTTGAATTGTGCCTTGTTATTCTGAAGAAGGCAGTAGCTTTGACTAAAACTACCATGGATGACGAACTCCTTTCCGTAGTTGAGAAGGCAATCCTTGCCCGAGAAGATGGACTCGAAACGGAGTAATCTATTATAGGGGATCTTAGGGTCCTCTATTTTTATAAATACAATATAGAAAAGTAATCTACTGGAGCTCCAATGTCCCTATACGGAAAGGATGACAGCAATGCTAATAAGGCGAAAGCAGGCCTTGGTGTTGCGGCGTCATCACAAGCAAAGCAAACAATTTTTATTGACGACACTGAAGCAGCACTTGCTGAAAATAAAGCACGTGGTCTAAATGCTCCTGGTTGGTGGTCTTATTTCACTTATACTGATGCTGATGGTTTCACTCGTCATAAAGCAGAGATGCTAGTATCAATTACTGATCCTGAAGCTAACGCTTCCGAGACTCAGACAGATGACGCTGCTGCAGCAGACGTAAGTGTATTGATTGACATCCAGACACAACCAGTAGATACTGCTGTTGCTGTTGATGCCGCTCTACAACTTGTTCTTGCTGCTACCGCTACTCCACCTGGAGATGCTTCTGTTCTCACCTTCCAATGGCAGAAGAAATCTGGCAAGCGTTGGAACAATGTCTCTGGTGCTACAGGCACTACATTCGATATTGCTACCTATGCTGCCACTGACGCTGGTTCCTACCGTGTCAAGATCAACTCCACCAATGGTGCTGCTGAGAAAATCTCTGCTACTGCTGTTGTAACAACGAGCTGATGAGGGATGTTATTTGATGAATTGACCCAAGATAATTGGGTAATGTTTGCTATTAAACATTATGATAATCCTACTTCTGTCACGTATAGTGACTTTGAAGAAGATCTAAATAGAATTAAGTATATCAAAAGACTACTACGTCGTCATGATACTACTGGTGAACTGAAATCACATCTTATATTAAATCACATTATTGTGATGTATAATGTGTTTGATGACGCCGCTACGCCTTTACTTTTTTATAAGATAGAGGCGACGTACTGGTCAATTTTAAAAGCATTTATGCTTTTCTTAAATAGATTACCCGAAAGTTTAAACGTTGATGTAAATCAAGAATGTCTGAAGCAACTGAATCTAATTTGAATGAAATGATGGCAGGAGACGGTTCGGGCCTTGCCCTGCCACCAGCTTTTGTATTTGTAAATACCAAGAAACGTAAAACCTACGGTAAGAAAGGTAATGATTCAGTTGATGGAAGAACTAAGGGTGCCAAAACAATGCTCTCTCGTATTACTAAAAGGAAAATGAATAAAGAAGAAACTATACCTGCTGGATACACTGCTAGGGTTGATATAGAATCTATCGAACCTATTATTTCTGAATCTGTGCCCTCGGAAACTGAGAGAGCACAGAAACAGATTGGTCAGATGAAAAAACTGAACCGCTCTAAGGATCTTCAGAAGAAGCGTGATGCCGCTAAGACAAAAATGATGAGTAAGACCAAAGAAATGGACACACTTATGAAGGCACGTCTTTCTGATTTTAAAAAGAAAGCGCATGACCAAACTAAAAAATTGAAAAAAGAAGAAAATACTATTGATGATACTGTGATTATTGAAAATACTGACGCTCTTCAAGTTGCTCTACAGGTTGCAACTCAGGAACTTAATCCTGCTGGCGAGACATCATTTGCTAAGATTGATTTTTCTGATGGTACTACACAGAACCTAGATAGCTTCTCTGCCAAGCGTATTGCTGCCACCTATGCTCAACTGGATGAACCTAAGCAACAGCAGTTCCGCTACATGCTAAACAAAGATGCTGTTACTTACCAATCAGCACTAGACTTTGCTATTAGGAATAACTAGAGTGTATAAATACGTATATCGGAATGTAGCATATGGGATTCGGTCATGGTAAGATAGCAGTTTTAGAAAGTAAATTTGACATTTATGAAGATCTTTCTAAAGAGATGCTTGACAAACTAGAACGAGCAGTAGGTACAATCTCAGAAAACAGCAACAGAGTTGCTGTTATCTTGGAGCGCCATGAAGGCCGTCTGGACGAAGCCCAGCGCGCTGATAAACTCATCATCGGTATGCTTGATGAGATGAAAGAAAGATATGAAAAAAATACTGAAGCAATTAATGCTAGGATCAATAAAATCCAGAAAAGGGTAGATCATAATGCCAAGTTTGTTGTAGGTGCTGCCGCCGTGATTGCCACCCTTGTGTCAGTATTGCATGTGTCCCCATCTGTGATTGAAGTCTTGACACCACAGGCATCTTCTAGTAGTATGGATGCAGTGAATCCCGTACTTCGTGAATTTTCTTGATACTAAGTATATACAACTAGTTTCACCACAACTCAACAAATTTGTATGTAAGAATGATCGAACGTATAACTTTCGTTGTCCTTATTGTGGCGACTCTAGAAAGTATCAGAACAAAGCACGTGGGTATTTCTTTAAGATTAAGAATGATTTCGTGTTTAAGTGCCACAACTGTGGTGTGGGACGAACGTTCACTAATTTTTTAAAAGACCAAAGTCCTATGCTTCATGACCAGTATGTCATGGAGAGATACAAAGAAGGACTGACGGGTAAAGGTACACAGACGGCGAGTCCGAAGTTCGACTTCAAAAAACCAGTCTTTAAAACATCAAATATACTAGATCTTACACCTATTTCTGAGCTAAATACAGAACACCCCGCCCGAGACTATCTTGAGCGACGAAAAATTGAAGACCTAAATTTATTCTATTATTGTCCTAAGTTTAAGGACTGGACTAATCGTCAGAAGAAAACGTTTGATACTCTTCGCCAAGATAGTGCTCGAATTATAATCCCATTAAGGGATAAAGATGGAACCATGTTTGGTTTCCAGGGAAGATCTCTTGCCCCTAAAGCTAAGATCAGATACATTACAATTATGCTAGATGATTCCATGCCTAAAGTGTATGGACTAGATCGAGTTGACCCCACCAAGGAAGTATATGTCACAGAAGGACCATTTGACAGTCATTTCATTACCAATGCTATTGCTATGTGTGGTAGCGATGTTAACCTTAGCTCTTACGATTATAAATTCGTATACACCTTCGACAACGAACCCAGATCGAGAGAGATTGTTGCTAAAATTGGAGTAGCGATCAAGGCAGGTCATAAGGTAGTAATCTTCCCAAAAAGTATCAAAGAGAAAGATCTCAACGACATGGCACTCGCTGGACATGACGTTCAATCTCTGGTAGAATCACACACATACAGCGGACTAGCAGCCACCCTTAAACTAAACGAATGGAAACGAGTATGATCAACGTACAGAAGCGAGATACCTCTGTCGAACCCTTGAACCTTGATAAGGTTCACACAATGGTTGAGGAGGCATGCAAGGACCTCTCAGGCGTCTCTGCTTCTCAGGTAGAGATGAACAGTGGCATTCAATTTGAGGATGGCATCACTACAGAACAAATCCAAGAGATTCTTATCAGATCTGCTAGTGATTTGATCACTTTGGATAATCCTAACTACCAATTTGTCGCCGCTCGTCTTCTTCTATTTGGTCTTCGTAAGCAGGTATTCAATAAGAATGTCTGGAAAGAAGGTATGCCTAATGTGTTTGATGTAGCATTGTATAATGTTACAGTCAACAAAGTATATGATGAGGATATTTTAGATAAGTACACTGACGAAGACTGGAATAAAGTTGATACTTGGATCGATCATGATCGTGATTATCTTTTTACCTATGCTGGTCTACGTCAGGTAACTGATAAGTATTTGGTACAGGATCGTAGTAGTGGCGAAACCTACGAGACTCCTCAGTACATGTACATGATGATTGCTTTGACTCTATTCGCTGATTATCCACTTGCTACAAGACTCGATTATGTTAAACGATACTACAACGCCATCTCCAAACACAGACTCAACATCCCAACACCGATCATGGCGGGTGTTAGAACACCCCTTCGTCAATTTGCATCTTGTGTTCTGGTTGATATTGATGACACCCTCGATAGTATCTTTAGCAGTGATATGGCTATTGGCAAATATGTCGCACAGAGGGCTGGTATCGGTATTAATGCGGGTAGAATCCGTGGAATCAACGCTAAAATTAGAGGTGGAGAAGTACAGCACACAGGCGTTGTTCCTTTCCTTAAAAAATTTGAATCAACTGTACGATGCTGCACGCAAAATGGGATTCGTGGAGGATCAGCAACAGTCCACTTCCCAATCTGGCACCAAGAAATAGAAGATATCATTGTCCTTAAGAACAATAAAGGGACAGAGGATAATCGTGTCAGAAAACTTGACTATTCAATTCAAATCTCTAAGATCTTCTATGAAAGATTTATTGAGAATGGAGAGATCACATTATTCTCTCCACATGATGTACCAGGACTCTATGAACGTTTTGGTACACCATCTTTTGATGTATTGTATTGTGAGTATGAGAATGATGAAAGCATTCCTAAGAAAACTATCAGTGCTCAGGAACTAATTCTAAACATTTTGAAGGAGAGAGCAGAGACTGGTCGTGTTTATATTATGAA